TGAGTTTCGACGCTAGAGGCAATCGACTCAGGCCGGGACACGTCAGGGTAAGTCATGGTATACGTGGGAGTGACATCAATGCCACACCACGCATCCAAACCGCAAGACTCACGGAACATTCCAGTTCCAAAGGTCTTTGCTTGGTTAACCTTTAATCCAAGGTGACTTAGCAATCCCTGAAGTTGTTCCCAACAGTCAATGGGGACGATTATATCGTCACCAAAGACAAGGACCTCCTGTGAGACCCGACGAATGCTGCTTATCGTAGGGCGAATGCCTCTAGTATGGAGGACAGTCGCAACTGCGAGTATGCAGAAGACGAAGGATTGAACAGGAAAGGTGCACGCTGAACCCATACACGAGAATTTCCTCAGCACATGATGCTTTGGAGACTTTCGATCGATGGTGTTAACCACCCACCTAGTCCGCGAAGCGTGAAGAGCCTCAACCAGAGATGGAGATCTCCGGAAGATACGCTCGACAAGCCAGCAAGACAGGCGATCAGACGCACTCGACAAATCAATCGTCGCGTGAGACTGAGTATGGGAAGCTTTCAGAGCAAGTCTCTGATTGTACGTCTGATCACGAAAGTGAATAGACGCACTTATCGGAGTGTTTTGCAATGAACTCGTGAGGAAGTCAAGGATAGACTGCTGGCACCATTGGTGGCTGACAGGTTCCGCGGCGATGAGCCGTGGGCCCTTAAGCGTCTTTGGTACAGCAATAAGCCTTGAAGGCGGTTCGTGGTCTCGGAAGAGACCTTGATCGCCATCACGAGTGAGAAAGTCGATCCATCCGTCATAGTTGGCAAAGCCATACTGTGACATAGGAAAGACTCGCTCGAGCTTAGCAGGCCAGGTTGGAAAGTCATACTTAAACTGAGTATGACGCTGATCTGCTACAGCACCTGGTCCGTGCTTAGTTCTCCAGTCGGCTGCTGTGAAGCAGCCGAGGGTCGCGGAGACAACGTCGGCTGTACACTGTACAACTTCGGCGAATCCGGGATCCAATGCTGGAGAGGGCCCTCTCTGTTGACCGTCATAATCAAGACGATCGAAAAGAGGAGCAGGAGAGAGAAGATCATGATCGCCAATATGGAGACCATGAATATCATCAATCCTGAATTCGTCTTCATCCCAGTTAAGGGAAGGAGATCGAATCTCCCGGTCGATTTGGAAGAATTCATTGACATGTTCCCATGTTTTTGAATCGCTGCAAGCAACCTTAACCTTCTTAGCTGCGTAAAGCAGTTGACGGAGGTTTCGAATGCTG